AGTCGCGCCATATTCAAACGCGGCTTCTCTCGACAATATCGAAAGACTCATCATGAGCATTCTTGCGGTAATTCCGCAGGGTTACACCGTGGGAAGCGTGTCAAATCCTGTCCCAATGACTCTTGCAAGCGGATCAGAAATTATCGCTTGCGAGATCCAACTATCAACGCAATACACTCAAACTAACTAGGAGCAATTATGGCAACGACCGTCATCACAGGACGCGATCTCGCATTGACGATCGCGACCGTAAGCTACGACGCACAGGCATCATCTGTCACACTCGAAGCAGATCATGTCATTGAGACATATCAGACTTTGGATGGACGCGCATACAAGGCAATCGATGATTCATGGACTCTCAATGTTGAAATGCTCGCCGATTGGGGCGCTTCAGGATCACTCTGCGAAGCTCTTTGGACAGCGACAGAATCAGCACCAAACACAACTTTGGCTGTATCTCTTACAGCTGCAACCGGCGCTGTCTTCGCTTTCAATGTCTTGCCGACATTCCCAAGCGTAGGCGGCACAGCACCGGACGCTCAAACTGTGTCACTAGCATTCCAAGTTGTCGGAACTCCATCCGAGACTTTCAGCGCATAACCAAACGAACGGGAGCAAATAAATGAAAACAGAAATAACAATTGAATACTTTTCGGGCGAATCTGAATCGTTAATCGCTTCAATTCCGGAATTCGTGAAGTGGGAACGCAAGACCGGCTTGAAGGTCACGCAACTCGAAGAAAATATTGGGTTGGATGATCTTCTCTTCTTGGCATATCACGCCAAGAAACGGGAGCTAGCTGGTCAAGCGATAAAGCCATTTGAAGTTTGGTGCGATACCGTGGACGGAATCAGATCGGACAAACCCGAAAACCCAAAAGCTACGCCGTCGGAAGCCTGAATCGAATCATTGTCGAACTCGCTCTTGCGACACAAATCCCAATGAGCGAGTGGCAAACGGCGGAGCAGATATTCACAGCAATCGAGATCTTGGAGAAGAGACATGGCAAATAAAGCCGGAAGAGGACGATTCGATATCACCGTCGATCCGGTGGAATTTCGCAATCTCATCGGCTTATTGAATGCTCTCGACAAAGAGACTCAGGATGAAATTAGATCTCAAGCTCTTCCGTTGTCAAAGCGTCTCGCCGGACAGCTTCTTATGTTTAGCCAATCTGCGCCCGCTCCACAGACAAAGCTCGTCGCTCAAACTATTACTCCAAAGCGAGATAGATTGATTCGAGTCGATATTGGTGGATCAAAGAAGGTCGGTCGCAAGTACGGCGGCGAAGCTTCAAAGTCAGGCAAGGGCAACAAGGTACGGCAGCAAGCTGCGCCGGCGGGTGCGTTACTTTGGGGAACAGAATTCGGATCGCACCCTGGACTCGATAGCATCGGGCGTCGATACACAGACAGATTCAAAGCTTCAAAGAATCCGCGCGGCTATTGGATCACTCCGGCGGTTGATTTCTATGTGCCAATTGTGGCGCGTGAATATGCTCAGATGGTTCAAGATGTAGTGAAGAAAGCGGGGCTCGACTAATGGCAGGAATTCCAAAAGTCAAGATTACTTTTGACGCTGACTTCGATGAACTTAAGCGCGGCGTCAAAGGTGCAACCGATGAAGTCGAAGGCTTCGGATCTAAGATTGGAAAATTTGGCAAGGCGGCAGGAGCGGCATTTGCCGTCGCCGGCGCAGCTGCGCTCGCGTACAGCGCGGTACTTCTCAAGCAAGGCGTCGAATCTGCAATCGCGGACGAACAGGCACAAGAAAAGCTTGCTCTCACATTACAAAATGTTACAAATGCAACCGACGCTCAAATCAAAGCCGTCGAAGATCAGATCCTTAAGACTTCGCTACTAACAGGCAAAACAGACGATGAGCTTCGTCCAAGCTTTGAACGCTTTGTCCGTGCGACTAAGAATTCCGAAGAGGCTCTCAAGCTTCAGCAAGTGGCGCTCGATGTCTCAGCCGGTTCGGGCAAATCTCTCGAAGCTGTCACCAATGCGATGGCGAAGGCAGCTGAAGGCAACACAGCATCTTTGTCCAAGCTAGGCGTCGGACTCACATCGGCACAGCTCAAGACGATGTCTCTCGATGAGATCACAGCTTCTCTTGCAAATACTTTCGGCGGACAAGCATCCGCACAAGCTGACACATTTGCCGGCAAGATGGCTCGTCTTCAAGTCGCTTTCGATGAAGGCAAGGAGACAATCGGATCATTCGTACTCGATGCAATCACTCCAATGATTGACACCGTCGTGAACAAAGTCATTCCGACAATCTCACAATTCATCAATTCAATCGGCGGCACAGATGGGCTCAAGGGCACATTTGAGAGCGTCATCGAATTGCTTGTTTCAATCTTTCAGCCTGTACTCGAAGGCATCAAATTCGCTTTCGATCAAATCAAAGACGCGGTCATGGGTAACAAAGAGCAATTCATTGCGCTCTTTAAATTCCTTAAAGACTTCGTCGCGCCATTCATGGGCGGCGTCTTAAAGCTTGCGATTCAGGGAATCGGCATCGCTCTCGGAGTCGTCATCAATGTGGTGGGAACTCTTATCAGCGGATTCCAAACTCTCTTCGGGATCATCAATTCCGTGGTCGGAGCGATCCGCACATTGATTTCGCTTGTGGCTAACAATCCGGCTGTCAAAGGAATCTCAAACGCTATCTCCGGCGCTTTCGGTGGCTTCCGTGCAGCGGGCGGCAGCGTTACAGCGGGGAAGGCTTATGTCGTAGGAGAGCAGGGCGCGGAAATGTTCGTCCCTAGCTCCAACGGCACAATCGTACCAAATGGCGGCATTGGTGGATCAACAATCAATATCACCGTGAACGGCGCAATTGACGCCGAAGGCACAGCGCGCACAATCGTCGATGTCTTGAATCGCTCAAATGCTCGCGGCACTTTGGGCGCGAATAGATTGTCATTTGTATGAGCATTTGGTCACCTACTTGGAGCATTGAAATCGATGGCATTGAGTACAAAGATGTGGCTCTTTCAAATCTGACAATCAGCTCGGGCAGAAATGACATCTACACGCAAGCCATTGCCGGATACTTAAATCTGACTCTCATCAATCTTGACGATTCAGGAATCAATCCCACAATCAATTCAGGCGTGACCGTCTTTGTCGATGATTCAAATGGTGATCCGATTGCCCTATTTGGTGGCTCAATCACAGACATCATCATCGGCGTCCAATCCGGTGGGTCGATTGGAGTGACTCAGACAATCTCCATCACGGCTCTAGGGGCGCTCTCACGGCTTCCAAAAGTGCTCACAGAAGGAGTCTTAGCCAAAGAATTAGACGGCGAACAGATTTATTCCATTTTGGAAGGCATTCTCTTCGGATCTTGGAATGAAGTGCCGGCAGCTTTGACATGGGCTGGATATAACCCAACGACTACTTGGGCAAATGCTGAGAATTCAGGGCTCGGCGAGATTGATGCTGGCAACTATGAATTGACGGCTCGAAGCGCCGATGTGACCGATGCGTACTCTTTGGTGGCAGCTTTAGCCAATTCAGGATTGGGTTATTTGTATGAGAATGCTTATGGTCAAATTTCCTATGCTGACAGCACTCACCGCAGCTCATATCTTGCCACCAACGGATACATCGATTTAAGCGCCAATGACGCTTTTGCATCGGGTCTTCAATTGGCGACTAGATCCGGCGATGTCCGAAATTCCGTCACGGTCAAGTACAAGAACAATCAACAAGTCTCGGATTCCGATCAAGCTTCCATTGATATTTACGGCGCTTTGGCTCAATCGATTCAAACGACGCTTGAAAATGAAGCCGATGCCATTTCCCAAGCCGCTTTCTATTTAGCGCTTCGAGCCTATCCAAGAGCCAATTTCAATCAGATTTCATTCCCAATCGGATCACCTGAAATCGATGATTCTGATCGTGACAATATGCTCGGCGTCTTTATGGGAATGCCTGTCACAATCAACAATCTGCCCAACAATATGGGAACGAAATTTCAAGGATTTGTCGAAGGCTGGCAATTCCAAGCCGGCATCAATTCACTCACGCTTTCCATGTATCTGACTCCAACCGAATTTTCGCTTCAGGCAATGAAGTGGAACGATGTGAGTGGCGCAGAGTCTTGGAATACCTTATCGAATACACTTATCTGGGACGACGCTTTCATCGTCGCTTAAAGGAGACAACATGGCAACGACAACGCCGAATTTTGGGTGGACTGTCCCAACTTCGACCGATTTGGTCAAAGATGGCGCAACCGCAATTGAGACTCTTGGAGATGGCATTGATGCGTCTTTCGTAGATCTTAAAGGTGGCACGACTGGACAAGTGCTCTCAAAGGCATCGGGTACAGATCTCGATTTCACTTGGGTGGCGCAGGATGACTCCAATGCAATTCAAAATGCAATCGTAGATGCAAAAGGTGATTTGATTGCTGCGACGGGTGCAGATACTCCGGCGCGGTTAGCTGTCGGGACAAATGGATATGTCTTGACAGCCGATTCAGCTGAAGCGACGGGCTTAAAATGGGCGGCGGCTGCAAGCACTCCAACATTTTCAGGCGTTCGAGTGTTTAAATCAAGCGGACAAACAATCTCAAATGCGACAGTTACAGATTTGACTTTTGACTCGGAGACTTTTGACACAGATGGTTTTCACAGTACGAGTACAAATACAGATCGTTTAACTGTGCCCGCCGGTAAAGCGGGAAAATATCTTGTCATCGCAAAGATGAGCTTTGCTGGTGGCGTCAATGGAATTCGTCAAGTTTATATCTACAAAAACACAACAGTTGCGGATTTAAACACTTACCAAAACATATCAAATTCGGACGCCGATGCTTGTCTAAGCACCATCGTGGATTTGTCCGTGGGCGATTATGTCAAAATGGCATGCTGGCAAAATAATGGCGGCAACTTGGGCGCAAACTGGACTACATCTGCAACAGTCTTTTCTATGGAATATTTAGGAGCATAAATGTACGAGACAATTACAGCCGCTTATCCTGAATTAACAGATGCGGACTTCATGCCGCCCAAAGGTTTAATTGTTCTTAAAGATGACGGGGATGGAATTGTGTATCTTGAAAAATGGGAATACACAAAGCCAATTCCTGACGGATTGACATTGGGCAAATGACATATCCAAAAGGTACAGCCGCGCTCGCTCTTGAGATTGCCAAAGCCGAAATCGGCACAATCGAAGAAGGCGACAATCTGACAAAGTACGGCGAATTTACAAAAGCCAATGGCTTGCCGTGGTGCGGATCATTCTGCAATTGGGTACTTGCACAGGCAGGAGTCAAGGTTCACTCGGTCGTCTCCACAGCTGTGGGAGCTCATAAGTTTAAGGAGATTTCTCGATGGAGCGAGACACCGGCAATCGGTGATCTTGCATTCATGGATTTTCCACATGACGGAGTCGATCGGATTTCACATGTGGGAATCGTCGCGGCAATCGATGGCAAGTCGATAGTTACCATCGAAGGCAATACATCCGGCAGCGGCGATCAACGCAATGGCGGAATGGTAATGGTGAAGACTCGCACAGTTGGCAAAGAAGTGGTCGGCTTTGGTCGTCCCAAGTATGTGCCATACAAAGGCGAGTATCCAATCATCGAAGCTCATCCGGCAAAAGGTAAAAAGGAGAAGAAAAAGAAATGAAAGATTTTAAAGCAATCGCAGCGTCTTGGGCGCGTTCATTCTTAGCGGCGGGAATCGCCGTGTACATGTCAGGCAATTCAGATCCAAAGGCTATCGCCGGAGCGGGGCTTGCTGCCGTGCTTCCGGTCGTCTTGCGATACTTGAACCCTAACGACACAGCTTTCGGGTCAAAGGGGAAGTGACTCGGGCGCTACTCCGCACAGCTTTAGCGATGGGTCTTGTGCTAGGGCTGTGCGGTTGCAGCGTGTATCAAGGTTATACGCGATACGAATGCCAAGAATTTGAAAATTGGAAAAAGCCGGAGTGCAATCCGCCGCAATGTAAAGCGACGGGAGTCTGCACCGAAGACATCTATGGAGAAGATCCAAATGGGTTTACATCAAAGACGATTAAGTAATGAGCAGCTGAAAGCAAGACTCATCGTCTTCATCGGAGTCGCTTTGGCGCTCACTTTCATGTTCTCCGTCGCTGGCATGCTTTACGCTCTCATCTTCGTCACTCAGCCGCTTGGCGATCAAGCACCCAACGATCGAGCATTCATCGAGCTTCTGACGACCCTAACGATTTTCTTGACAGGATCTCTCGGATCTGTACTCGCATCCAACGGACTCAAAGACAAGGTGAAAAGCGGGGAAGACACGCCGAAATCCACGCCTGAATCTTGATTTTGTCAGACTTTTGCTTCACTCTTTAGGCAGGGAGCGAGATTCGCTTCCATGAACGGGAGCAAATATGTACGCATTTCAGGAAGTTGCCATGTGGATGCTATTGGGCATTCTTAGCGGCTTTACAGGCGGTTACACACTAGGACTCAAAGAAGGCAAGCGCGAAGGCTATATCCGCGGCAAGATTGCCGGTCGTAGAAATGCGGAGTACAGAGACTAATGGGATTCCTGGACAATTACGAGACGGTCAATCAAAAGGTCAAGAGACTCCACGCCACTTTTCCAACGAATCGCATCGAGACATCGATCATCGATTGGCAGCCTGAGAAAGGCTTCATCCTTATCGAGTGCAGGATCTTTCGTCATTACGAAGACGAGAAGCCGGCGGCGATCGATTACGCTCACGGAATGGTTGGAGCGTATAACGCCCAAATGAAACGATGGTATGTCGAAGACACGGTCTCAAGCGCCATTGGTCGCTGCGCTTCCGTGGTCTTGGGTACAGACGAGAAGCCAAGTCGTGAAAATATGGAGCAAGTCGAGCACATGCCAAAAGCATTTGTCGAGGATGATCCGTGGTCAAAGCCAATTTGGGAAGATGGATTCACAACAGCCAAGCAAGCCGTCCAAGAGATTGAATCAAAGCTTGGCGGAGAGCTGATCTCAGAGTCTCCAATTTGCGCACATGGGCACATGCTTCTCAAAGAAGGCACAGCCAAAACGGGCAAGCCATATCGCGGACATGTCTGCACCGAGAAGGTGAAGGCAAATCAATGCTCTCCGATTTGGTATGTACTAGCTTCGGACGGCACTTGGAAAGTGCAG